CGAATGCCGACCTGCTCGCTCAATTCCATTACTCGCTTGCTTGCTCGGCTGGTTCATACGCTCTAACTGGTACGGACATTAGTTTCGGCATTACAAGGGCTTACGAACTCGTTTGCGGTGCTGGCTCATACGCTTTGACTGGTTCAGACGTGTCATTCGTCATTGCTCGGAATTACTCGCTCTCTATGGGTGCTGGCTCGTATTCGCTTACCGGAACAGACTGCACGCTCTCGGTTATTCACACTTACTCGCTTTCTTGCGGCGCAGGAAGTTACGCCATAACAGGCACACCCACCTCGCTTACATCGGCACGCTCGCTTGCCTGCAATTCCGGCGCATACACCCTGACTGGATTGGAAGCCGACTTATTCAAGGGGCTGGTGATGCCTTGCGGTAATGGTTCGTATGTACTGACAGGTACACCGGCAACAATCAATTCCGCACGAACATTCGTACTCGGAATGGGCAGTTACGTTCTGGTTGGCACGGACGCGGGACTGTACATCCCCACACCCACTCCCGACTGCCGACGCTTGCGCATTGGGCGTGAAGACAGACGCTTGACAATCCACGCCGAAGACCGAACGCTGCGCATAAAGTGTTGCGATTGATAAGGAGTAAAAATGAACCTAACGAAAGACCCTAACGCCATTCTGGACTACATTTTCGACTGGTCAGACTGGCTTGACGAAAACGAAACCATTAACAGCCATCAAATCTTGGTGGAGCTTGGCTCGGTAGTTGTTGACAGCAACGAACGCAACGGAGCGCAAATCACGGTGTGGTTATCGGGTGGCAACGACCAAGAGACCGCGCGGGTTGTGTGCAGGATAACGACATCCGCTGGCAGGGTTGATGACCGAAGTTTGTGGTTGAGGATTGCGAACAGATAGCATGAGAGGCTCGGTTTGCAACGCAAAGGCTATCGTTGCAGTTATTCGGGCAATTTGCCACAATTGCCCGAATAAGTGCAACTGTTCGGCTGATTTCGTATCGCGTCTTAGATTTGCCGAAAGTTCGTGGCGAAAAGCGCGGCTAATCTGAAGTGCGATTTCCGATTAGCCGAGGGTTAATCTTTCTTACGAGGACGACCACCTTTTTTGCCGTTTTCACGCGCCGCCTTTGCTTTTGCTTCAGAGCGTGAGCTCCCGCCAAGACGGGCGAACGCTACCTTAATGCGTTTCTCACCCAGGTTTGACTTGACCAACTCAAACTCGTCTTGTGTCACCGAATAACCGCCTGATTTTGGCTCAAATCCTGAATAAGCGATATCTCGCGCGTCGTCCTGATCCATTTCCATCTCATTTGCGAAGTCAAAAATCAGGTCAAAGATTGCGTCACCTGTTTTTCTGATCCACGCGTTGATGTTGCCGTCAATGAGCCCATGTTCGCCCGAAACACTGGTTGAGTTCGCTTGATATTCTTCGCCGTCAAATCCATCAAAGCAAATGTCAAACGCATCAGAGAGTGCAATGCCTGAACGCTGGCTGAATTCTTCAACCATGCGCAAAGACTGCTTCCTGACTTCGAGCGTCTTGAAAACGTCCTTTGCCTCGTCGTCGTCGCTGTCGATTTCAGCGAGTGTTTCGGGGCAGAATCCGTAAGTGTTGAGTGTGTCCTGTGCCATTGCTTCACCGTTGAAGAAGAACTCTTCAACCTCGATTGTCTTGTCTGCAAACTTGATTGTGATTGTCTGTGTCATTTCGTGTCTCCTTGTTTCTAAATTCTGTAAGTCCAGCTTTTCACTCTGAACGCGTTACCTTTTTCTTGTTGCTCTTTGGCGACTTCCATGAGGCTGTCGAATGTTTCGGTCTCCTTGAAATAAAAGTCCTCGAATTCTGTCCTAAAAGTGTAAACCTTGAAATATTTTCTGTTGAGCTTGACTGCCCAAGCGTCAATTCCCTTTTCCCAATTCATCACTGGCACGATGTTCCAGTCTTTCAAATAAACGACCTCGTTGTTACCAACAATCAAAACTGGGTTCTTTTTGATCGACTTGACGTTGTTTGTGATGATGATGATGTTATCCTCATCCTGAACGTTGTTAAACGTGAAATATTGGTTCGAAGTCATTTTGTGTTCGCCGAAAAATCTTTCAATGTCCTTGCTGTTCTTTTCTCTGATTGATTGTGTCTTGTCGCTCATCTCGTGTCTCCTTGATTTTGATGACTTAATTTTAACCCAACATGCTGGGTTTGTCAAGGGCAAAAGCACACCAATTTCCGACCAATTTCCGACCAATTTTCAAAGTCGCTGTAAATCCACAACCCAGAGCCGCCAGCCAGCCAAAGCCATAGGCAAGCAATCCGAATTTGGCAGTAACTTGCACTATGACGCGCCTGAAAAGCAAAATGCGAATATGTGGCGTTTTTTGACCGTAGAACGAATAAGCGGTCTTTTAAGATTGAGAGCTTGAATTGATGAATCTGATAATGTATAATCTTTGGTAGTTAACAACGGTTCACCGTTGCGCACTTTGACAGAAGTTATCAAGGCAACCGTCTTAAAAAGCTCCGTCCGCGGGCAAGCGGACGGAGCGAGCGGTTGTAGTAACGGCTGAGCGGAGCGCGTTACATTGCGGATTGACAATAAGATTGTAGCACAACGTGACAATAAAATCAAGACCGAAATATAGAAAAGTTGCGAAACACCAAAACCTTATGGCATAAGCAGAAGTAACAAACCACCGCCCGGCTGACATAGACCGGGCGTTTTTGATTAAGCGCACCGGGGGCAACGGAGGAAAGCCTTATGCCAAAATGGAAACAGTTGAAAACTGCTTGACGAATTTGTGATTTTACCCTTGACAAACTGTTACAATCTGTTATAATCTTAACTGAAATTGGCAATTTTGTAACAATCGAAAAGGAGTTTTATGAAAAAAATCAGATTCACAGTTTTACTAAACGAGAAAGAAAGTCAGATGTTAGACAAACTCACTTATGAACTGAAGTTTGGCGACAACCGATCAGCTTGCGTTAGATACCTGCTCAAAGACGGTTACCAGAAGCGCATCGAAGAACCCCAAAAGAAAGCGAGCAAATAATGGAATACCACCGACTTTACCAAATGATGGACTACCAAGCGCGCTGTGAAGCCGAGTTAGGTTTTGAAGCGACTGGCGAGTGCGAGTGTGAGTGCTGGATGTACGAGCGCGATGTTGACGGCTACGAATGCACAATCTGTGGTAGCCGCATCAGCGAAGACGAGTTTGATGAGCGATTTCCGCTCCCATTTTAGAAAGGACGCAAAATGATTGAAAAGTTTTTTGACGCGATTATCGCCATGACGCTATTCTCCGGCTTTTGGATGCTGGTTGTCATCGTGACTGTGATTGTTGAGTGGTTTCAAGAGGTGCGGAAATGAAACAGGGCGACATTATCCGAGTTTGGAATAGTGAGCGTAAAAGTGACGGCAGTTGCGTTGCTGAAGTCGACAAGGTTTATGGCAAGGCTGGCGCTGTGATCGTGCAATTCAAAACACTTGACGGCACGATGTGCTGGAGTTGCTCAATCTTCGACCGTCCTGGATGGGTGCTCTCGGAATGGGGCACATCCTACATCCATCTTTGCGAGCCGATTGAAAAAGAAAGTGCTCCAGAAGACACGCTGAAGCACTGTACGAAATGAGCCCTATTTCTAGGGCAATCTACTAACGAAAGGATACCACAGAATGACTGAATTAGCAATTTACCAAGAAGGCACAATCATCAAGTCTTACAGCGATGTTGAAAGCGTCGCGAAGGCAATGGTGGCAAGTGGCTTTTTCAATGACGCCACGAAAATATCACAAGCGATCGTCAAGATCATGGCGGGCGCTGAAATCGGCATTGGCCCGTTTGGGTCAATGAACGGCATTCACATTATTCAGGGCAAGCCAGCGTTCGGCGCGAATGTCATGGCAAGCAAGGTCAAGTCGTCCGGACGCTACAACTACCGCGTCACGGAAATGTCAGACACTGTTTGCACCATCGAATTTATGGAGCACTTCAACGGATCTTGGACGGCAATCGGCACTTCAAGTTTCAGCATTGCTGACGCCAAGAAGGCCGGCACAAAGAACTTAGACAAATTCCCACGCAACATGTTATTCGCGCGCGCCATGAGCAACGGCGTTAGATGGTTTTGCCCGGATGTCATGAACGGCAGCACGGTTTACACGCCTGAGGAATTGGGCGCGGATGTTGATGAGGACGGCAACGTCATTGACGGCATTGTGGAGGGCGACTTTCAGGAAGAAGCACCCCTCACGCCAGCCGAGTTGAGCGCCGCCGTGCAGGACACCAGAAGCACACGCGAGCAAATTCAAGCGGAATTGCCTGAACTCACGCTAGAGGAAG